GGCCGATGTTACCGCCATAGCGAGCATAGTTACTTGCCATAGGGTTGTTTGCAACGAACCGGTAGAATTGCTTAGGCTCGATCAGCATGTTGTAAAATGAGCGGCCCATGGCCTCTCCCCATCCTTGAGGGTTCGTGAAAAAGAGAGTCGTGAGCTGGAGCGAGCCAACCCCCGTGTCCATTACCCCCGTCAGCATCAATCGGGCGACAGAGTTGGCTTTTACCGGGCCTGTGAGAAAGGGGTTTTTCGAGGCGGGCCCTAACAAAGCCTTAATTTCATTCAGATGTTCGATAGAGATGACTCCAGGCCGTGCACCCCCCATTTGTGCTGCAATATCTGTTGCTATTACCTCTTTCCGAGTAGGAGCTCTCCCAACTGCAATCACTCCCTCCCTCTTGAGGTAGTGAGCTAGGGTGATGTCCCGAGCCACCCGCTGCAACGCCGCTATCTGGGTCTCAACTACATTCACTACATCAGGCATATAGCCAATCCCATAGTCCATAATAGCTTCCTGCTGCACATCAAAACCCCGCTGGTACCATGATGGTAGCTTACCCTTACCTCCAGATACATTCCATTGTTTCTTCGGAATATCCGCTACAAAGCGAGGAAAGTGGACATCCCTCCGCGCAAGGGTCTCCCCCGTCAACTTCTCTAAAGTCTCCACAAAAGGCTTCTGAAGCTCTCCCAGACTGGTGAGGTACTCAGCCTGTTCGACGCTGAAATGCTTCAGCATAGCCTTGTCGCCTCGCATGAGGGCCTCAATCACGTCTCCCTGTGCAATCCACTTCCCCCCTTTTGCGCCAGGGGTTGCGGGTACAAAAATCTGGGCTTTGTTGTTCTGGCGGACGGGAACCTTCTGTCCCCGAAAGGGGGCCAGAATAGCTCTTCGTAGCGCCTGGTCATAATCAGCTACAGCCTCGATACCTACCGCTCCTTTCAAAGAAGGCTCAGTAGCTAAGGTACCCCGATTGATAACATCTACCATCCGTTTCGCGCCCGGGATTTTCCCCGCCATTTTCTGTCCTACGGCACGTAGCAAGTCTTGTGCCTCGGGGCGGTCAATGTGGATGCGGATCATGTCGTCGAGCAGATCAAGTTGAGCCTTACCCGCGCCTCCCGCGACAGGAAGACCTCTTCTCTGAATCTGCTCTCCTGTCAGACCTGCCTCTTCGCTACTTATGACGCGCCTAATCCGTACTCGACTCAAATCCTCAGCGGCGACAGTACGAATAGCTTCCCGTCCCCCCAGTTCCATCTCAGCAGGCACTTCTACTTCCAACACCGACGGCTTCAAGCCTCCCCTGCGCCCTCCAAACCGCAAAGCCAAATCCGGCTCGGTTGATAGAAATGCCTCTTCCCCCGGAGTGAACCCTGATTGTAGTAACTTTTTGGCACGGGCAGGGTCGTCTACTCCATGATAGAGTACCCGCGGCTGTTCAATACCCAGCGCCTTTTGAAGTTCCGGTAGTTCCAACACCTCCCCATTTCGGTAAAGGAACTCCGTGTTGGGTTCCCCCGTAACGGGCCTGAGACGAGCAGTTTCAGCCCCTGATTTCATAAGAGCCCTAGTGAACCCTTGTAACGCCCGTGTAGATAGGGGAGCTAAAGTCATTCCCAACAGCTCAGCAGGCAGTTCAGGAATACCTAGTTGCTCCGCTGCCTCTCCCGCTATTGCCCCCCCAACAGCAAACTCACCAAGGAGTCTCGCCTTCGCAGCAATTCCCGCTGGGGGCATAAAAGCAAGAGCCGCAATAAACGCGGGGTCGACAAATATCTCAGTTGCCCTTTGGATGCTATCCTTGAGAAAAGGTATATCTGGTAGGTAGGTTTCCTCGATGTCCACCAAAATGTCTTTTGGTAAATCGAACAAGTCCTCCTGAGTGCGTATACGCTGACCTATATCAGCCCTGACAGTACGGGGCATCCGAGTGAAATTACCCATAGCCAAGCGCCAAAGCCTATCGGCCCCCTCGTCACTCGCAACAAAAGAAGTATAGTCATCAGGGTGTTCTTCAGCTATCTGGTTCCAGGCTGCAATCGTCGAATCCAGAAAGTTCAGCACAGTACTGGGGCTGCGAGAGGTACCTTGCGATTGCAGGGCATCAGAAACAGAAAGGCGGAACTCAGGGAACTCGGTCTCCAGATGCCGACCATACTCACGCAGGTTTTCATTAACGTGGTACAAGACGGATGTAGCTACCCCCTGCTCTTGAGGCCCGCCATGCATCTCCACAGGTGCGTCTATTACCGGCTGTCCTATGGTATTCGGGGGCTGAGGTCTACCAAGATCACCCCACCACAAATCAAACTCAGTTAAGGCAGTCGCTAGAGCCTCTTCCGAGCCCAATTCATCCACCGGATTAACACCGTGGTAAATGCTGGCGGGCTCGATAGTGTACTTCCAAATGCTCGGGTCAGACGAGTCCTCTTTAGCCGTGACTCGATACCGCAGACCAACAGCCTGATCGCCTAACTTCTTCTGTGCCCATGCAGGCAAATCCCCCTTAGGGACACCCATGACTATATCGCCTACATCGTGACTATTTCTCAGATAGGTCGTAGACTGTTCGTCAACCGTTCCCTCATTCTGCGTGTTAAGTATCTGGCCACGGAGGTCGTCAGGGTTCGGTTCGAGGAGCGGCCCCGGCCCTGGTTTCGGTAGCCCAGCAGGAGGAGCCAAAGGCTCTGGCTGTGGGAAGGGCTGAAGTTCCTCTGGAGACGACGGCAGTCCTAGCCTTTGCGTCCGCTGCTCCTGAGTGGCAGTACCTCCCGGCGGAGCGGGAGGAGGAGTACGAGGTCTAGTAGGTGGGGCGGCAGGTGACGGGCGAATTGGCATTTAGAGGCCCCCGCCCCAAAACCGGCGCACCCGTCCAACGCGACGGTGCCTTTGAGCCAGCTTTTGCTTCTTCTGCTCAATCAGAAAAGGTTCAATTTGCTGGAGCAATCGTGCCCGAGTGTCGTCATCGAAGAGACGCGCGGGCTTGTCAGTCCCTGGCTGTTGTGCAGGAGCTCCCTCTGGCTGAATCTTTAAGGGGATGTTACGCTCCTGAGCAAGGGCCTGTTCCTGCGGGCTCGTGCGATCTTGTGCCGGCGCTGTAGGCGGCGGGGGGCCTCCGCGACGATTGGTGCCCCGCTTGTCGAGTAGGGCGGTGCGAACATTAGCAAGCTGACGCTTGCGTGCAGCCGCGTTCGCTATTACAGAACCACTACCCCCGATAGGCATCTACGCTCTCCTCGCCGTGACCACAGGGCCACCTGCTAGAGTCTGACGCTGGCGCTGGCGCTCACCCTTACGAGACTGAATGAATGTGGCCAACTCACCTGCATCCCCGTTGAATCTCTCTTGTAGAAAGTCGGTGGGAGAGAACTTAAACACAGCAGCAGTCTCAGGACGAGAGAGTAATTCGGTAACTCCCTTGAATGTACTCTCCGAAGTTTGCTTAGAAGTTTGCTGGCTTGTTGACCGGGATTCTCCCGTAGAGGTAGCAGAGACCACCCCAGGAGCCCGAGCGACGACTCCTCCCCGAGCCTCTTGAGAAGCCGCGGCACCTAATTGGCCTCCCTCCTTTTCACTGCGGGAAGAAGAGGTACCTCCTGTTCGAGAGGTGGAAACCGACCCACTCTTCCCCCTAGTGACCGATTCTGTGCCAGGCTCAGTTCTAAGGAGCTCAAAGTCTTCCTCCGTGCCAACAATAGAGAAAATGTCCTCCCCCGCAGCCGCTCTTTGCGCTAGTCCTCCCATATACTCCCCAAGCAGCAAGTCCATCAAACCAGTAGCAGGGTCGAGCGCGAGGCCAATATCCCCAGGCCCCAATCCTGAATCTCGCATGTTCTCTAAAAAGCCTCCATAAGCAGTCTCAAAGTTATCCAAGAACTTCTCAGGGGTGGGCACGTCAAAGAACCGACGCGAAATCTGCTCGGTGATACTGATAGATTCACCGACGGTGGTGCCTGTAGTCGCAGACGTACTAGTGCTAGTAGTAGCAGTCGGCTGCTCTGCTACCAGCTTAGCAGTATTCTCTTCCATCCACTTACTGATGGCATCGGTCAGATCGAAATCAGTGTCGTCTGGTTCGGCCATTAAAACCTCTTCATACGCCTCATGATAGCCAGCGTCCTGACTCGTGACTCGTGGATACCCTTCAGACGGTCAGCTACCGACTGGGGCTTTGCCGGCTCCTCCTGTAACTGTGGCGCAGGAGGAGCCTTTCTGAATAGGCGTTCCACTAGGCGGTCGGCGCGTTGTCTACTCGTAGCCATTATACACCAACGCGCTCACCAAGCGCTCCTAATCCTTCAGCTCCCGCAGGTTGCTGCTGTTCAGTACCATCGCGGCCACCTCCGGCCAGGGGGCCACCTGCTGTAGGAGCGGCACCGGGCGGAGCGGCGGATTGGGCACCTCCAGTCAACTGGCGCAGTTTTTGGTCTTCGACAAAGCGAGCAGAGAATTCTACTTCTCTCATTCTAGCCGCCATCTCAGGTTCGTTGTGGCGCTCGAGTGCCATGGCCACCTGTTCCAAAATAATTAAGGGATCGTTTTGTGCAAGGTCTTCCCAAATCCTGTCTGACTCGGCCGCAGGGTCGTCCACAAACAAGATGTCCTCCATCACCGTCATCAGCGACAGCATCGGCCGGCGCGGGTCGAGCGCCATACGGGCAGCGGTCATGCGGACGGTCAGGTCATCAGGCAGGGCCGGCTTCATCACGGGAACCGGGCGGTAGCGACGCTCCATGTCCAAGTCTGTGGTTGGGTCAAACTCAATGTTGAAGAACGACTTATGGGACGGGGTCGATCCTAGCTCAAACATTCCCAGTGCTGGCGCCGCTTTCTGTAACTGAGCTAGAGTGGACGTACCCATACGGGTACCAAAAGTCACCAATCCCTGAAGGAACGGGTCAAGCGAGGATAAGGCTGCGTTCGTAATCTGCTGGAGGAGGGCGCCGCTGGCTAGGTTCGGAGTCACTGCCTGGAGCACGTTGGACAGAATACCCTTCTGGCGCTCCTGGGCCAAAATGTCCATCAGGCGATAGGCATCCTGAGTAAGAGGTTCGACATTGACTCGCTCGACGGACTCTCCCGGAGTCAGCACAACCTTCGACTCAATCCCTGGCTCGAAGTTGGGCATCTCCCCCGTAGGAGTCTTGAAAATCCACGTCCCGTAGGTATTGATGCTCAGGTGCTGGAAGATAGTGGCGATGAGTTCGTTGTACTGGGGAACCTGCTCTTCGACCGAGGAGAGAATGGAGCGACCGATCTCAGCGACCCACGAGTTCGGGCCCCGCCATGACGAAGATGCCATCGCAGCCAAGTCAGGCCCATCCAGCAGGCGATCGGCTAGGGGGCCGATAGTCGAGGGGGAGTGAGTCATGTGCACGCCATTAACAGGCACCCCTACCACCGGGAGCTCGTCGTAAGTGTAGCCGTGATAGAACGGAGGGATAACCCACCGGGTATCAGAAACAGCCGTACCCGTGTGCGCTAGACCGACGTAGCCACTGACCTGTATGTCGACACCAATGCTCGCCAGCACCATGTGAACTCCCTTCACACCTGGGCGGTCGTTACTCCAGAACTCTATTTTCACAGCCTTCTGGTTCGGGTCGAAGTTTGGCTTGCTCTTCAAGTCACCATAAGCCGCAGGGTAGGTAGCTACCAAGTCGCCTAGGTTGGTGGGCTTCTCAATAATGACGTGGTTGAGGCCCCATTGGTCGATGTGGGGGTAGACAAGGCGGGAGTCGAATATCTCGGTTACCATAGGAGAGTGACGGTACTTCAGAGCCTCCGTGGTAATGTGGAACTTACCCCAGACCATGCCGCGTAGTAGGGCCTGGTCAACAACCGTCTTCCAGAACGGCTGCTGGAGACGCTCGGCGTTCAACTCGTCGATGTCGTAGACCAACCCCTCCAGAGTACGCTCAATCTTCCCGACCCGTCGCCTCATCTCCTGGTTCTCGTCTTCAGCGCCCTTGAGAGGGATGCGCCAGATCGTTGGGTTCCGTGTGAGGATGGCCTTCGCAGCGTCGACACCGGTACGAGGCTCGTTTGAGGTGAAGCGGCGGGCGACTCCCAAAGGCTTTGCCATCTGGAGCACGTCCAATAATCTGTACATGTTCAACCAGAGGTCTTGTCGCCGGTTTAGCGGCAACCAGAACTGCTTCAATTGCATCAGCCTATCCATAAGGGCAGTCTTCATTTCGTTGAGCTGCGACTCGCCGCGGACAAGAGAGGTTACTGGAATTGACATTTACTTCCTCAGCTTGGCCCCAGTTCGTTTCAGATCGCGCATCCGGCCCAAATGCAACTTAGTTCGTAGTTGCCGAGTCACATCCTCTCCCCGACTTGCAAACTGATGGGCAGCACGGGACTGCTCTTTCGTAACCTTCAAGGGAGCAGTACGAGAGCCAGCAAACTTCTGAAGACTGAGTCTTTCAACCAATTCATGAGTGACAAACGAACTCCTCTTGTCCCGAGGAGAGCTCAGGCGCCCACGAACCCTGTGTTGAATAGAAGGGCTCTCTGCCCCGCGATAAACATTCTCAACCACCTTAGCAGGTACGCCACCGCCTCTACTTGCTTCCTTAAAAAGCGTGGCGAAAGTGCGCACTGTAGGTTTCGGTAGCTTAAACTTTTCCTCAGCCATAACTTACCTTAACCAAGGCCTACTCTCACGGGCTAGACGATTACGGCCGTCCCGCGAACGATTTAGAACAATTCCAGAAGGGCCGACAGTGACCTCCTCGTTCTCTTGGATGGCACCCGTGGGGTAAGCCCTATCCTTCATTGTAGTGTAGCGTCCCGCGACGAGGGGCGCAATGAACACTACTCCCGCGTAGCACATAACGATGTCGTCCTTCTGACCCTTACCCGCTTCCTTGAGCCCGTGACGCTTCGAGGCCAGCTTTTGCCACGTAAATGCGCCCATCTGCTGCACCCCCCAAGCATCTGAGGTGTGGAATAGTCCCGAGAATACCTTGTCCCGGAGGGCCGTGAGAATGAGCTGACGGATTTGTGTGGGATGTCCCCACGGCTCCTGAATCGCCTTCTTAATACTCATTGACGCGCCAGGCTCGACAAAGTACCACAGGTTCTTGTAGCCCAACTCCTGAATTTTGGCTACGCAGACGGAGCCAAAGGCGTCCCGCTCACCGCCCAGCAGGGCCTTGTTGTAGTAGTGGGCAATGGCCATAGCCATGGGAGCGGCCTCATGTGGCGCCACCTTAATGCACAATCGGGCGGCGACGAACATCTGGGCGCAGTTCAGCACGATAATGGCCGTATAGTCTGCCCTCTCGTCGAGACCTCCTCCGGCACAGTCCACCCACACCGCATAGGGCTGGCCCATTTCAGGCCGCTGCCAAATATGAAGGCCGGCACCCAGGAAGTTCACTGAGTAGCCCGGGATAGTCTGAACTATCTCTTTCGGTTCTTTGACGGCGGTTCGGTATTGCTCCAGATGGTTGATACCCTCCGGGGTGGCGAAGTAGTTTCCGCCGGCCGTGAGGAAGCACCCTCCTAGCGTCTCCACATACTCTTGGAGGAACGGGGCGCTCGTCTTATCCTGCTCAGCCTTTCGTACTCGGCGCCACAGAATCTGACCAGCGTCGAGGTCGAACTCGTCCATGAGACGCTCCTCTATGTCCGTCGGGGAGAACTCGCGCAGGAACCCTTCCCACTCATCCCCCGAGTAGATAAGGTCGTTGCCAGAAGTGGTGCCGGCGCGGTACCGCGGCTCCAGCCACCAAGGGTAGAAGTGCGTTGTCCAGCGGGACATCTTGTCATAGGTCTTAGAGGACTGCACCATATCGAAGAACTGCCCCTCAGCCCCCTTGGGAGTTGACTCAATATCAATCCAGCCCACACCACCACCAGGTACGGAAGGTACAATCCCTCCAATAAGATTAGCGGCCTGATCTCCTGGCCAGTGAGCAAACTCAGAAAGATGAACTATAGAGGCGCTGTAGGCACGGCCAGCCGTCTTCTCCTGCCCTGAGCCCCAAATAAAGCGACTCTCAAGCCCTGAGAGCACCAGCTCGTCGTCGTTATCTAGTCCGATCTCGTACTGGAAGCCAGAACGAGCCAAATCCTTGAGATGGTGCTTAATGCGAGCACGGAAGATAGCAGTGGTTTGGTCGTCCTGAGTCATCACTAGACAACGGATGCCCCAGTGGGTCACCATACGGCGCAGATTCTTCGCTAGGATGAGAGAGGAGGCGCGTGTCTGGCGCCCCTTGACAGTGATGTCCCGCCCAGTAGCATTCTCCACCATCTGAACCTGCTGGGGGTACAAGTTGAAGTCGACGACCTGACCCGACTCCGAGTCTATCGTCAGGAACTCTTCGATCCAGTCAATCGTGTCCTGAGGGTCTTCGCCATAAAAGAGGCGATTGACATCGGGGTTGTCGAAATCGCCAATTTCAGTAGGAGGAGGAACGGCTGGAGAGGCCATCGCTACCTCCCTGACCGTATTCTATTACCCAACCCAGTCAAACGCTTACGTTTTTCTTTATTAGGGTCGATAATCGCGTGCTCCTGCCCCACCGTCAGATTCTGGGGCGCCAACACTTGGTGGGTAATTTCGTGCCGCGCCAGCTCCTTCCCTGCCGCACCGGTAAGCCTATCAAACCCAGATAGGCCAGTCCCTGCAACGAACCCTGTTCTCGTGGTTTTTGCACCCTCACGCGCTCTAATAGCAAAACCTGACGTAGCAGGGAACCTTCCTACCTTGAACGTAGAAGCCGCAGGGGAACCCACACGCACAATCTGAGGGCGAGTACCAAAACCTTGCTTTTTTAATATAGACTGGTTAGAGGCGGAGAGAGTAGCAAGGTAGTCACGCTGCGTCTGGGTAAACTTTTGTACCCTTTGTTCAGGGTTACCTTTTAGGCGGTCACGGGGACTAGGATGAGCGGCCATTTCTAACCCCCGTTACGATGAAACCGGATAGCCCAGATTAGAAGCCCCACTCCCAATAGAGTATCCAAAGCATTGACAGCTACAAAGAGGATTGTCCAATCCACGATCAGAGTCCTCCTTTTTAGGTGGCCTATCCATACGGCACCTCCTACTTTCTCAACTCTCCACGGCGCTGCATCGAACGAGCAATCGCCACAGATTGCTCCTGTGACTTCCCTTCCCGCTTCAGCATCCGTATCTTCTCCCCCACAGTCCTCAAGTTCTTTCGACTATGCTTATGGTCTGCCACAACAGCTCTCTTCTTCCTACTATCCGGTACACTCTCCGAAGTTCGGAGCGTGTCGACGGTGCCGGCGGCCACCAAGGCTACACCGCCTCAGCAGGCTCAGGAGTAGCAGGGCCGCTCGGGCCAGGAACAGTGATGAGTTCCGGCTCGGGCGTGACACCGGGACGGGCCAGAAGAACATGCAGCTCTCGGATTTGACTCTTTAGGGCGAAAATCTTCATGTCGAGCTCCCTATCCTTCCGCCGCAGCTCCTCCATCACTTCGTAAGGAGGCTCCGTATGTGGCATCTCGTGAGAGATGGGGGCGTGAGGGGGGTACATGTCAGCGAAGAGCTGGCTCTGCTCCTGGCGCAGACGCTTCAGCTCCATGATCATCTTCTGAAGGAACTCAGGAGTCTGCTGCGCGTGATCCGCAGGAGGAGCAGGGTTGGCTGTGCCTGTGGCCTGTGCGGCGGGTGTCTGTACGTTGAGATCGGCGGCGGGAGTGTTTACCTGAGCCCCCGGTTCACCGTATAGTCCTGGCATGGAACACCCCCTATGAAGGCAGCTCAAGCCACGTTACAGTGGCGAAGTAAGTGAGCACACCACCAAGGCCTGACACGTAGAGCAGGAACTGTGAATCACCCTGGAGAGAAATAGGGCTGGCCTTCTTCCAGTCCCACTTATACTTCAAGGGGCCTCCAGTAAGAGCAGGCTGAGCCTGAGTAGGAACTGCCCCTTCCTCACGGTTCACCCGCCAAAACTCCAGGTAGGTAAACTCAGTGACAGGAGAAGTAATCCCAGTCACGTCGCTCTGCGCCACAAGCGAGGAGCCGCGAGAGTGAGCCCTATTCCTATTAAGTTTGGTGAGAGTCGTCCCATCTGCCGGAGTCTCATCACGCCCGGTTGACGTAGCCGCAACGATTCGGAGGTCACGGTCGGCTACCAAGGCGTCGATATTGACCTCAATAGACAGCGGGTACATCGTAGTGCCTGCCGGCACCTGAATGTGGATGTCAGGAGCCGTAACCGTGAAACCCGAAGCCCCGCTAGTGGCGCCCGTCACCGTACCCGCGTTGACGGTAAAGATACGCCCATTGAGCATGTGCGCTTCTAGCCACGAACCAGTGACCAGGGAACCATCAGCCAACAGGCGGGCGACAATCGCCTCACCATCAGCCTTACGCTCAACCTGATCCTCCTGGATGGTGGCGCGAATGTTCGCAAGTTCAGCCATAATCTAAAGTCTCCTCTTACCTAGGAGGGCAATTCAACCCAAGTGATAGTGGCGAAGAAGGCCCGACTGGCCTTACCCACGAAAATGGCGAGGGAAGCAGGGCCCTTCACCGAGATTGGCGCATCCTCTTCCACATACCAGTCGAAGGATATGGCCTGCCCAGCCTCGTTCGAGCCCGCTTCCGGCTTGGCACCATACTCCGCAATCACCCGCCAGAACTCGAGATAATTGAACCCCGTACCAGCCATGTCATCGACAGCGCTCACGTCGCTGTCTACCAGCACATTGGAGCCATTAGAGTGACCCATCATCCGGTTGACCACCGTCATCGGGGAAGGGCTGGTGGGCGTGGTATCCAGACGGTTGGAAATGGCAGCGACGATTTCCAAGTCCTGATCATCAGTCAGAGCGTCAAGACTGACATTGAGGTGGAGGGGGATGACCTTCGTCCCCAACGGAATCCTCATGTACACGTCAGGCGTGGTAGCAGCCACGGCCCCAGCCGACGTAATGGCCGAAGTGACCGTGCCCGCATTCGCGCTGAAGATACGACCATCGAGCAGATGGCCGATAACCCACGGAGCAGTAAAGACCGAACCGTCAGCAGTAGAGCGAAGAGGACGGACTACACCGTCCGCCTTCCTACCGACTTGCGTCTCATGCACCTCTACGAAAACGTCTACGTCGCGTTCAGGCATGTGTTCCTCCTAAGAAGGCATTGAGAGGCGGCGAGAGCCGCCGTCTACTTGTCATTATGGCAGGATAAAGGACAGGCTGTCAAGCCGCACACTCATCTTTGCGATGAGATGGAGGGAGTAGTACCAGGCGGCTTCTTACCCAGCTCCCCCACATGCAACACCGAACCGATGTGATCGGCGATGTCCAAGATAATCTGCGCCACCTGGGCCTCTGTGATACCCAGGAACTCCGCAGCTTTAGCTATAGCCCAGCGCGTATCGTGTGAGGCGCGGGCCTCTGTGCCATCCGGCAGGACTTTGACAGGCTCCTTCTTCCCGGGCGCCGGCGCCTTCTCTGGTATTGGCAGAGGAACAGCGTCTGGCAGCACTCTAGGCTTTCCAACTTCTTCTATGAGCGGCAGGCCGATTCGCTCCCCCATTACGCCTTATACCCCATCCCGAACCATTCTCGCTTCATCCGCTCGGAGATTTCATTCTTGTCTCTCCAGCCGTTCGTGACCAAACACACGGGGCAACCTTGCAAATCGTCCCGCTCGAGGATAGGTATACCTAGGGACAGGGCAATCTCTTCGAGCACTTCGGCATACAAACGCTCCTCTGCTCTCGAGGCATAACCGTAGGCACCAACAGGGAAAGAGACAGCAGGGCCCTTGGCCGTACTCTCATCCTTGGGAAAAGGGAGATAGACTTTCTGCTCTGCATGTTCTTGTGGTAATGCAAGAAAATAGTCTACTGAGTATTGTGTCGTCCGTCCCCCCTCAGAGTGTAAGATGGTTCGCTCCAGACAAGTGACGTGAGCATAGACACTCCCAACATAAAACTTAGCGGCTTCCATGGTTCGATAGAAATAAAATCCGCAGCTACAATCGTAGTTAGGAGCGGGGCCGTCATGAGGAGGTAGAGAACCTCCAGGGGCAAGACTCTTCGAGCGCAGCCGTTCCTTGGCCTTCTCTGTCATCCACACAGCAGGAGAGATACCACGACACTCAGCCGCCTTCTGCACTTTGGAATGCAAGTGCATCCCACTCGCTCCCGCGAGTACAGGTTGCCCAGCCTTGTCACAGCGGGTGAAAGAGAAGACTCTTAGCCCGTGGATGAACGCGGCCATTAGATTTTTACCCCTCCCCGCGGAGGTTCCAAATCGTCGTCTGGCCCGTCACCACTCTCTCTAAGGGCGACGTAGGCCAGAAATAGTATCACAAAAAGGAGAATGATACTAATCACAACAGCCATTAGAAGTCTACCCCTGCCTTCTTCAGCCTCTGTCCCAACCGCCTCATCTGTTCCCGAGAAGTCGACCGGGTTGCAGCGTTGGGAGAACTAGCCCCCTTAACTAGGTGCGGAGTCTGGAATCCAGGAGAGGGGGCAGTCTTCATTCGAGGCCGCTGTTTCAGACGCCTAAGTTGGGGGGTTGAGAGCCTACTAAGGCGGCCAAGTCCCGCCTCCGTACCTCTACTCGCCTGAAGACCGTGATGAACATTGCTAGGAATATCCCGACTAGATAGAATCTGGTGTCCTATCTCATGACGAAGGATAGGTCTAAGAGGCTCACCCAGAAGCAGTTTACCTTTACGAACTGGTTTCCCCCCTGAGGAGACACTCACTATCGTACTTCTCTTAGGGCCAGTAACACGAGCTTCTACAGGTGGGCCAGGAGGAGGCCAGCCCTGCCTTCCCTGTGTAGGGTCGACTGTTTTCTGGGTAGGTCGGGGGGTGAAGCTCCCTGCTTTGAGAGTTTTCTGGGTAGAGAGAGGCAACTTCTTCAGAATGCTCCTCTGGGCCCGCGTGATAGTCACCTGAGTCTGAGAGCGTTGCTGCTCTAGCTTTCCCCCTGGAGAGGTTCTAAGGGGCATTAGAAGTCCACTCCCTTAGTCTTCAATCGCCGTCCCAACCTTCTCATCTGCTCTCTCGCCCGTTTTGACTGTGCTTCCGACCCTTGCCTGTGCAGCTCCTGTAAGTGGGGGGTCTGAAAACCTTGAGTAGCAGGAGGTCGCCTTCGCGTTGAAGAGGTGAGCTTAAACTGTGGAGCCGGTAGAGGCTTCAGCCCCCCCTTCTTCTCAAAGGTGCCTATAGGGGCAATACCTATGCGACGGAGCACCTCTCCCTCAAACACATCCTGGAGTTTATCCGCGGGTTCTCTCAGAGCCTTTCGACCTACCTTTTTAAGGCCGGCACCCGTCTTCTTCAGTCCTGAGAGTAGTGCTTTATGAGGCATGTTGCGCTCCTATCGGAGTAGGGAGCTCGAGGAACTCCAGATCGTGCCCTGCGTCACACCAGGATTCG